GATGGATCGTCGGTTGCGTCCACCACATCAACGTTCCCGGCGGGAACCTTGGTCGCGGGGCCTCGTGTTGATGCGGACACATCGCTGCCCGCAACATCGTTGTCGTCTTGAACGATGTTGGTCCCTGCCCCCTTGTCTTCCAAGTCCACAGCCTTGACCATCTCGACTAGGTCAGGCGGCGCATTGCGGAACCGACCAATGTCAAAACTGGCAGCGATGCTCACCGGCTCTACCATGCGGGTAGCCAGCCCTGCCTCTAACGCATCTTTTGCATCAAACCAGGTCTCGGCGGCGAGCAATGCTGCAATCTCCGCCTCTGGCTTACCCGATTTCGCCGCATAGCCACGTGTCATGCTGGCTGCGATCTTATCGAGCGTCCCCGCCATGTCGCGCATATCGGCAGCAGTACCCATGACAATACCGCTTGGGTCATGGATCATCATGAAAGCGTTTTGCGGCATGACGATCTCGTCACCCGCCATGGCGATGTAGCTTGCGGCCGAGGCGGCGATGCCATCGATCCAGACAGTGATATGGCCTGCATGACGACTCAGTGCGTTGAAGATTGCAACCGCGTCAAAAACTGACCCGCCCGGGCTGTTGAGCCGCAGATCAATCGGCGCATCATCCGGCAGCGCGCCCAGCTCAGCCAAAAAGCCTTTCGCACTGACGCCGTAGGCGCCGATTTCGTCATAGATCACCACTTCCGCGCCCAAAGCCAGGGCGCGGATCGTGTACCAAGTGTTCATGGTGTTACTCCTGATTGGTGGCGGGATCGGTTGCAGCCGCGTCGTCGCCATTGTCGCTGTCGGCCCCGTCAGCCGGATGAGGCTGCGCTGCAGGTGTCGCCCGTGCGCCCTGCGTCTCGCCAGGGCTGGTTCTGTACACGAGCCCCAGCTGCTTGGTGCGCGCGGCATCGGCCGCGTTTTCGCGGTCGACCTCTTCCACGTCGTAGCCGGTGGCCTCGACCACCTTGCGCCGCGAGGTGATGCCCGCCTCCATCGCCAACACCTGCGCCTGAATGTCCTTAAGCGGATCAACCCAATCCCAGCGTGGCGGGATCCAATTCACCATGCGCGCAGCCGCCGGATCAGGCAGATCCAATCGACCTGCCAGTTGCGCCGCTTCCAGCCAGCGCGCCCAGACGGGTCGGCAGAGCTGATATGCGATTACTCCGTGTTGCAGCTGCTGTACGCGGCGGCGAAACTCCACCAGTTCCGCGCGCAAGCTGGAATAGTTGGCCTGGCGCACATCACCGGTCACCAGATGGTACGGCAGGCCCAGCGAGGCCGAGACAGCCAGCAACGTCCGATACTGGAACGCTTCATAGCCACCGCCCACATCAGCGGGGCTCGAGAACTTCACATCCTCACCCGGCAGCAAGACCTGCATGGTGCCAGGCTCCAGGCTGGCCATCGCCGCGCCATCAAGATCGGCCTCGCCCTCGCCCATCATCGGATCTTCGGGTGCTGTCTTCGTGATAAAGCCTGCAAACATCGCCGCGGTCTTTTTGCGGTCAAGTTCTGCGTCATCATACTGATCGAGCAAGAACAGCCGCACCATGGCCGGCGCCACATGCGGCAGGCCCCGGATCTGGCCTGCATCGATGGGGCGGTAGATGTGCAGCACATCCTCGGCCGCAACGCGCACCGTTTCGGGCACGGCGACACGCTGGTCCGTGCTGTCGCCCGGATGGCTGCGGCGGAAATGATAGGCAACGCGCCGTCCGATCAGATCGAACTCGATCCCGCAGCGGATGCGATTGCCATTTGCGGCCGTGTCCGTCTTCTCAAACGGCAGCATTTCCGATTGCAGCAACTGCATCTGAAGCGGGACCAGCAGACCGTCCTCGACGCGGCGGGGACGCAGACGCACAAAGCACTCGCCCGCGACAAACATCTCGCGCGCGACCATCGCCTGCAGACCATAGAAATCCGTTAGCCCGTCAGCATCGGCCTCGTCCGTCCAGGCAAGCCACAGCCGCTGAACACGGTCCCGAAGGCCCGCATCCTCGATCAGTGAGGACGGCTTGATACCGTCGCCGACAATATTGGACGCAAAGGCCTCACAGGCATTTCCCGCATAGCCATTGGTAACCACCAGTTCTCGCGCACGGGCCAGCAAGCGCGGACCACCGGAGGCCACCAGCGAGTTGATGTTTTCCAGTGGCGGGTTCCAGCTTCGCAACCGGCGTTGTGACATCGCTCCCTCAAGACGCGCACGCACGGCTGCCGGGCCGACCCCTCGCGCGGGACGGCGAAACCTGTCAAACAGCCCCATGGATTACAGCCCCTTGGATGTGGTGATGCGGACATGCCGGACGATGCGCCGCCCCTCGAGTGTGGCGATTTCGCGATCCAGCGCCTCGATGGCTCGGTCGATCTCCGCCACAGAGCGGTAATCAACGGTCTTGCCGTCATAGCTGACGCGCGCCACGCCGGAGGCGCGCTGGGTAGATAAAGCCTCGCGGCGGGCGCGCAGGTCAGCAATAGTGGCCATTAATCACCCCATATAGTTTGATCGCATCGTCCGTCTCCGTGCCGACGCGCGCGGCGTAGATTTTGCGACCGCATCACCCGCTGGTCCGCCAGCTTCGACCGCCAGCTGCCGCTCCAGCTCCGCCCACCGCGCGTCCGACCACCGGTCGGCACCTGCGATCCACGCGGCAGCCCGCGCATACACACGGCAGTCCAGCGCCTCGTTACGCTCGCGCAGCTTTTGCCATTCGAGCTTTGCAAACCCGCGCTTGTTCTTGACTGTGACCAGCTGCTCGGCCGTCAGCTGCTTGAGCCATTCGCTGTCTGCCCAGCTGGGCAGATGCACCGTTCCCGCAGGAAACGAAGCACCGGCGGTGATTTCCTCCGGCGTCGGACGGTCCTGCCGCAGGAAGCGATAGGTCTCCGCCTTGAAGGTAGACGTCGCCACCGACCATAGTCGCGCACCGCGGCGCAGACGCTTGCCGCCGATGGTTGCGTCGACAAAGGTCGGCCCTGTCACCGGGCTGGCGCGATTAAACCCTTCCAGACCCTTCACAGGCGCGACCTGGCCAAAGCCAACCTGACGCGACCATGCATAAACCGCGCTGGTCTCATAGCCGGTATCTATCGCCAACTTCCCGATTGTCAGTTGCTGGCCGCTAGCATGTTGCCATGTCCGGCCCAACAGATCGCTGAGCGTCTGCCAGCACGCCGGATCGCCAGGGCCACCCTCAATCACCACGTGATCAATGAGCCAGCTTTGCAGGCCGCGCCCCCACGCCCAGACGTCAACCTCGATCCGGTCTTTCTGCACATCCGCACCGGCGGTCAGAAACAGACCATCCGCTGGGACAGTGCCGGGCTTCCACTCTTCCTTCTGCCCCTGCAGACGCTGCCAGTCTGGGGCTTCGCCGCTTTCCATCCAGGTCTCGCCCAGCGAGGTATTGATGAAGGTCTTCATCATGTCATCGCCCCCAGCCCGCGCTGACAGGAAGGTTTTGACCATCGCCGCCAACCGGACCCAAGGTGAATAAATCTCGTTGAGGTGGAACCCGGCCGTACCCGCGAAGGGTTCCTCTGCTACCCAGTGCCCTTTTGAAACTGACGCCCAGCGGGTCTCGTCGCGCCAGGCTGCATCACATTCCACGCAATGATACCGCGCGGTGTCCGGCTTGTGGCTGCCGTCTTCACCCTTGTCCCAACGCACCTGCGGCCAGGTCAGGATCTGCTCCGCCCCACATTCCGGGCACGGCACCCAGAACCGGCGCTGGTCGCTTTCCTTGAACGCCGTTTCGATCCGGCTCGCGCCCTTGTTCGTGGGCGTCGAGACCAGCACAATCTTGCGGTTCCAGAATGTTACTGTCCGTTTGCGCGCCAAATTGACTGGATCACCCTCCGCACCCGCGCTGAAAGGATAGCGATCGACCTCGTCACATAGCAGAAGCCGGATCGGTCGGCTTGCCAGGCCCGAGGGCGCGTTTGCACCAACGATCGTCAGATGCCCGCCAGGAAAGCGCTTGTGCAGGATCTTGTTGTTGCCATCGCGCGATTTGGGATTGGCAATCTTGTTCTGCAAACACGGGGTGTCCCGCGCCATCGGCGAGAAGCGGTCCTTTGACCAAGTCTCTGCATCCCGCTCCGTTGGCATGACCACCATGATCGGTGCCGGGTCATGGTCGATATGGTAGCCGACCATGTTCAAAAGCGACTCCGATTTGCCGATTTGGCTGCTGGACATGATCACAACAGTTTCCGCCGCCGGATCGGAGATCGCGTCCATGATCCCACGCTGGTATTCCGCACGGCTTGTACGCCACTGGCCAGGTTCGGCGCTGGCTTCAGAACTCAGCCGCCGGTTCTGATCTGCCCAATCACTGATCGTCAGGTCCGGCGGTGGTCGCAGCACCGCCAGTGCCCTTGCCACCGTCCGCTTCAGGATCGGGGATCCCCGCAAGCTCAAGATCAGCTTCGAGTTGGACGTCTGGTTGCGCGAGATCATCTAGCACCTCGCGGATGGCGGCACGGATCAGGTTCCGGGTGTCTCCGACGGTTGGTTGGTCAAATGCCTGCGGGGCCAGCCGGTCCGGCAGCGACAACAGGCGGGTTCTTAGAA